CAACAGAATAAATATCTTCTTCGTTCATACTTAAAACAAAAGCAGAACTCTTAGCGACCCAATCATCAGTAGAATTTTCTACCTTAACATCACCTTTACTGGATTTTCTTACGCCAGACTTAGAATCTGCCGGCTGATTAACAAAAGAATATTCTTTAAAAGAAATATCCTGCATATCCACAAAGGCTAATTTACCCTTGTAAACTTGACCCCTCTTAAACTTTGCGAGCTTTGGTTTGCCATCGGAAGATTCTGCTGCAAGATCTTCACCGGTAATTGAGCACACTGCTTTCCCTGCTCTGCCACCAACTGATCCAGTTAAATACCTTTTATCCAGAACCTTTTGTATTGCAGCTGGATCTGTAATTGCAACCTGCAAACGAACAAAAGATGAACCATCTTCTTCTTTATCCATCTTAGCGGCCATTACTCTACCAATTGGCTCTGAGTTAAGATCGTGGTTTAAAATAATTGGCTTAGGATACGGCTCAACCCAAGACTGGAGAGCTGCTTCTAATGCTTGAGCTGAATAGTTATTGTAGTTTGCTGTTAGTCCGTTCGTGGATTGCAGCCACTTCAATTATTAAGCCCTTGTTTAAATTTTCTGATTCAGAGAAATTAAAATCAACATCAGAAAAATCCGGAAGTTGAACCTTGAAGGTCTCCACGAAATTAAATGCCATTTATATCTCCATTTTTAAGAACTATACGTATAGTAAATTTGTTTTTATAACATTAAACAATTTTATATAATTATATCAGACTTTTACTAGGTTTTCTAAAAATTCAGAACTTCTATTGTCACCATTTTTTTTGTATTCTGAAAAATGAACTGGAGACATGATATGCGGAGCATATATATAAGAAGCACTATATAGTGAAAATCCTTTGTTGACTGCGTTTGCAGACCAGCCAAGATCTTCACCCTGTTGATGAAATGTATAATCGACATTATTATAAACATCTTTAGACATCATTTTTGCTGCCATAATTATATCAGATTTAAAGAATGACCCAATTGGATAAGAACCTTCTCTATAAGCAAGTTCTCCAACTTTATTCTTCCAGGTCATCACACTTGGAAACTGCTTGCCTACTGGAGTCATATACATCAATGGAGAAACTGCATCTGCTCCAGCTTTAATGTGAGCTATCAGAAGTTCCAACGTATTCTCCAATAGGATATCTGAATCTAAACTTAAATAATAATCAGGTTGATACTCTCTAACAGTTTTAAGAATAGAGTTTCTTAACGAAATCATATTATGATATTTAGAAAGCGTCCATTGTCTTCCATTGTTTTGATGTTCATAATGATTAACATCTGGTCTTTCATTCATTACGAATAATGGAATTCTAGGGTCTAACTTTTTCCAGGCTTGTAATGCCTGAGTGGTTGCAAGATCTCCAGGTGCAGTTTCAAAAACAAAACCAATATTAGACATATCTAAAGATTGGTTAATTATACATCTTATCCATTGTGATAAAATCCAATCTCTTTTATAGATTGGACATCCTATAATAAGTTTCATTTTTCTTCAGCTGTTTTAACTTCTTTTTTTGCTGCTACTTTTACAGGTTCTTTTTCTTCTGTCTTAGATTCTTGTTTTTCTGCTTCTTCTTTTTTAGGAAGAACTTCTAAAGCCTCTGGTGTTTCTTCTGATGACTCATCTTCCGAATCACCCATCAATGCCTCAAAGCCTTCCATGAAAGCATCTACTATTTCAACAAGAACTTGTAAAGCAAGTCGTGTTTGGTTATTTGCAACAGCTTTTCTAAAGCCTTCGATTGCATCTTCTTCTAAAAGAAACTGTTTTGAAATTTCAGAATTAATCATTAAACTCATTTGTATTTTCGTCCTTAATTAAATTTTCAATTGGATCTTGCTTTTCATTAGTATACACTACATTATAGTCTTTTTCTAGAGCATTTTCAATTGCTGTTAACCATGACATGTCAGATCTTCTAATATTTGGAGAAGTATTTCTTCCATTTTGATTAGCTGGTCTAACGGCATTGCCAGTTCCTTTTCTATTAGAAGGAAGATTTCTTTGCCCCTTTGGAGCAGAAGCTTGTTTATCTCCATCTTTTTTAACATCTACGGCACCAGCTGGTTGAGCTTTAGCGGCTATCTTTGCTTGAGCTTGAGCTATATCAATTTGGACTCTGCCTTGTACTGATGGAAATAAATTATCTTCATCAACTTCAGGATCTAAACCTAATTCTATTCTCGCTTCATCCAAGCTAATCAATGAATTAGCATACTTTTGCATGATGTGTGTTTCTTTTTTAACCTGTGTATCAACATCAATCTCTTTAAACTTAAAGAAACATCTGTCAGACACGTTTGCTTCAGTTGGATTAACTATTGGATCAAATCCACCCTCAAATAATAATTCATTGAAAATGTGAAGCCTAATCATTTCAGAGAACTGTTTCTGATATTGTTTAACCTTATCATATAGAGCAACGTCAAGTCTATCTGTCACGGATCTATTCCCACCGTTCATCATCATTCCAAGGTGGTGTGGTGAAACACCGAGGCCGACTGCAACTCTTTCCTTGAAGTGCTCAAGATAGCCTGAGGCATCTAGTGCCTCTTTTCCTGATCCAACAATTTCTATATCATGTCTGTGCGGAAGAATTAATCCACCTTCTGATCTTAAGTTTTCTATTTCAGCAGCTGCTCTATCAATTTCATCTGGCTCTGCTGGTTGCTCTGGTGTTCCAATTCTATATTTATATAATGGAAATAATTCTCTGTGAACTAAGTTTTGAATATCTTCTTCGATTTGTCTAAGAGCAACAACGTCATCCAAAACAGATGCAAGAAACGGTGTGCCAAAAGCTCTGCCCGTTTTTCTGTCAAGGCTTATATGTATTACTCTATCGGCGGACCAGACTGGATTTTTATTTACAGGAGAATATGTTAGAGGATCAGTCATTTGCTCATATAGTTTTGGCCTATTATGTTTGTCTCTCATTATTCTTACTTGTTCAGTAGGAATAAGATAATAACCAACGATTGGCTCAGTTGCTGATATCGGATTTAATTTTGTTGGAAAATATTCTGATATATCTGCGCGTGCTTTAACTATAAAAACATTTCCATATTTAAAGAGCTGATCTGATACCTCTAATAAGAAATCGGAAAATGGTCTTTTCATTGCCATTTCCATAAAGTCTATTCTTTGATATAAATAAGAAGCTGCTTCTGGATTTTCTCCAACAATTTGCCAGCCTTCTTTCCAGAAGAGCTCCTTGTATTTATTTAAAGCCTGTTTAACATATGAATCTGTATCAACAGCTTGCATTATTCTTTCAAAATCATATGGAGATGGCTCAAATGTGCTTCTAGTGTTATACCAGTATGTAGAACCCCTGTAGCCAAGAGCTAGGGCGGCAACTTTCATTGCCTTTGAAATACTCTTTACATCTTCTGGTTCTATGGTCTTTGCCACAAAATCAGAATCAGAAAAACCTTCTACTTGACGAAAAGGTATATAATCTTTTAAAGCCATTGTTGTCTCCTATAAAAACTAATTAAAATAGTACTAATTTTAATAGTTTTTATAACTTAGTTTTGTGAGATGCCGGCTTTGTCAAAGGTATTCTTAATAATAAGACCCTTAACTGATTCAAGCCAAAAGATCGTTTCAGCTTCAGAAAAGTCTGAACGATATGAAAGATTCTTGTCACTAACTTTAATCTCAACTACAAATTCTGTTTTTACTGCGTTATCTTCACTCATCTTAGTATCCTTTTTGTCTTTCGATTATTGCTGTTAATTGCTTTATTGTAGCTTCTTTTATGATCAACTCAGTCATGATCTGACTAAGCTTTTCTTGAAAGGTTGCTATTATTAGATTGATGTCTAAATTGGAATCGATATTTTGACCTTGCATGTTGTCCATTTTTTTTGGCTTTTCTGTTTCTGTATGAACTACTTTAGACACAATTTCATTCTATCATTGATGTGCATTTATTACAAGACGTAATCAAAATTTATTCTAGGGCTGCAAGTCTTGCTTCAAGAGATTCTATTTTTTCATTAAGTTTTTGAACTGTTAAGACCAAAGCTGGAACTAAACCCTCATAATTGACAGCCCTTAATTGATCTGCGTCTTTGCCATCTGGATCTTTTAATTTATGACTGGTCTCAAGTTGAGGAAATAATTCCTTAAATTCATCTGCGATAACTCCAAGTTGACGGAATTGAGATGCAGATTCTTCATCTCGTGTCATTGGATTTAGCATATTAAATTCCCAAATTTTTACATCATTTAGAATTTTACTAACCCATTGATTTTGTGGTTCTTCTATATTTCTTTTTATTCTTCTATCAGAAAGCATGTTGAACGTCACATACTGCCAATGCGCATTGTCTATAATGGTAAATAAGTCTCCATCCCAACCAAACGCTATTGAGTTATAGGTTGGACCAGGACCATAATTAGCTCCACCATATACTATGCCGCTAGAATTCATTGAAGTTCCAGCACCACCAGTTGCTACCAAAATTTCATCGTAAGTGACTGCAGCATATTCGTTATTTCCAATTGAAACCATTCCAGATTTAGTTGATCCAATTGAATTAAGATAACCAAAATAAGAAACACCATTCCCAAAACTTGTCTGAAGGGTTCCATTTGTGTTGATTTCTAATCCAGCAATTTTGCCTTCAGTAAATTGTGTGTATCCGTTTGATTGAACTGTAAAAACATTATTTATGTTTAAACTTCCACCAGTTATACTTATATTATTTGAAGTTAGCGCTCCTTGCGGAGTAACTCTAAATGGAGCACTAGCAAACGTTGCGTTACCTAGATACAATCCGTTTGTATCAGCTTTTAGTATTGAAGATCCAGATCCAATTGAAACGTTACCAGTGAATGATCCTCCAGCTGCAGATAAATTTCCACTGAACGTTCCATTTGCGGCGAGTAAGTTTCCGGTAAACGTGAGCGTATCAACTCCATCATAAGCAAGATACTTGGTAGATGTTCCTAGCTTAAATTCTGCGTTAGCTATTACGTTTCCATTTATGTCTGATTTCCATCTATTATCAGCGTTGATGAAAACTGATCCAGCCTTGAGTCCACCTCTAATTACTGTTGAATCAAACTCTGCAAATCCATCTCCTCTTATTAGCCATCCAGCTGTGTTTGCTTGATAATTAGAAGATCTAATTACAGCAGTATTTGCGGGTGCGGAATAAGATGTTGCAGCCCCTGCTTGAGTCAAAACTATTTCATGTGCCCCAATTGTTCCAGCTGTAATTTTTGCTGCTGTTAGACTTGAAATATATTGGTTTGATATAAGTGGATTTTCTTGATCACTTTGAACTATTGGAGACCAATCACTTGGATTCCCAGTAGAGTCTATAGTCCTTATTCTTCCAAAAT